ATTTACAAGACGGTCAAATCGCTGGACTGGGATGAATCGGAGTTCGACTATTCATCCGCAACCAGAGACTTCAAGACTTGCGATCCATCCACGTATGAAATGATGATAAAGACCCTGGCATGGCAGTGGGAGGCCGACTCTGTTGCATCTCGCATATCACCCATCATAGGACCAATGGTAACCTCCAGTGAGCTCTGGGCGGCGTGGTCGAGAATCACAGAGCAGGAGTGCTTACACAGTGCGACGTATTCTGAAATTGTGAGGAACAGTTTCAGCAACCCGAAAGTTATCATCGACGAGATTCTATCGGTTAAGCAATCACTCGATCGGATGGATGTTGTTTCTCAGGTAATGGCCGGTGCCCACAAAGCATCACACGAATATGCTCTGGGGTTACGGGAAAACAACCAGGAAACTTACGACCATGCGTTTATGTTCACAGTTGCTATGCTGTGCCTGGAACGCATTCAGTTTATGGCGAGCTTTGCGGTTACCTTCTGCATTTGCGATACGGGACTGTTTCAGCCAATAGGTAAAGCCGTCCAGAAGATTGCCCAAGATGAACTGGAGACTCACGTTGAGTTGGATAAAGCGGTACTGCGAAATGAAATGAAAACACCTAGAGGCAAGCTGGCGTTCGAACGAAACCGTGAAGTCATTCAAAATTTGTTGGATGAGGTGGCTTCTACTGAGATGCGATGGATTAGTTATCTGTTCTCAGAAGGCCGGGAATTGGTCGGCTTAAACGAGGAAGTGCTCGGTAAGTGGATGTTGTTCTGTGCTAAAGACGTGTATCATTTTTTTGGGATGAAGTCCAACGATTATACGTTTCCGAAGACCAACCCATTGAAGTTCATGGAAGGGTGGTTGGATATGAGCAAAACTCAGCCCAGCCCACAAGAGCAAGATATCGGTCAGTACAAGGTGGGTATTATGGTTAATGACGACGAAGGGAGTGACTATGATGTCGATTTTTGATCTGATAAATACTCATCAGGAAGGTACCCAATGAATAGCATCGAAAATCGTCTGAAAGATATGATTACCAAGCCGACTAACACGAAAGAGTCGTCGGCATTCTATGTCAAATACCTGGGGATGCCGGAGAACGTTGGCAACTTCTTAGGCAGGCAAACTATCGGCTTTACTCCCCCGGCGATAGAATATGATGTGGCAACGCATCATGTTCGTCACAATGCTATTCAAGACACCGGGAGATTATCCAAATCCCCAATCAACCTGACGTTGCGATGTGATGATGTTGGGTATGTTGAAGCAATCATGCTCAATCAGATACTGGTTCAAACTAGAAAAACGGTGTCATCATCCACCGGCAATCGAGGTGAGGGTTTTGATTTACGGATCGAGTACTTTACAGAAACCAAAAAGCTTTCACGGTACGTAGTTTATAGTAACTGTCGTATTCAAACACTTACCTTCCCCCCTTCCAGATTGAATCTGGATGATGTTCCGATGGAACTTGAGGTGACGGCGATCTATGATACGATGAGTTACTATTCGGATATCGGGGATCTGCTGGTTGAAATTTAACGAAAAATATCTTTTTCGGTTATAACACGAAACCAGATCCCTCGATCCTTCGCGTATTTTTGTGCCGCAGTCCATTTAGCACTGTTAACAACCCAAGCATTCACTTCCTGTTCGTAGACGTCCTGGCGTTTGCGATTAGTTTTCTTGGGTTGAGAACACTGGGCTGCTGGCTTTATCTCGATCATCTCTTTCTGAACAGTTCCATCGGCATCGGTATATTCAACATACACATCCACAATGTACCGCGACATGGTTTCTTTGCGGGGATGCATATATGGGACCACAACAACTTCGGCCCCCCATTGAATGACGCCCGGTTTATGATCCAAGTACTTAAACACTTGTAATTCCCATGAAGATAGGTATCGTGGGGATGTATTAGTCCCCATGTAACGATCTTTATTGATTACATCATACTTACCTTGATGGAACTTGCGTTTTTTTGTTTTTGCCATTATACTGATCTCCGGATCTATTTATTGGGGTGTTAAATCTTGGATAATCGTAGTTACAACAGTCACGGATTGGAACAGGCATTAAAGCTCGACGAATTCTGGGTACTCAGCCAGCGATCGTCTATAGTAGCCGCAGCCTCTCTCCTGTTTTTTTCCAAGATAGAGTATATCAGCAAAGGACCAAGGAAAACTTTTGGAGCATCCGTCCGAGCGTCGATTCCTGTTCATGAGTTAGAAATATTGACAGAAATTATAGGCGAGATTGGTTTCGATACACCGCAATACGCCGATCCCGAAACCGTAGAGATCCTTCGAGACATTTTCATACGATGCGAATGGCTATGATGGAATACATAGGGAAACTGGATTACGATGATGTAAAAAGATCCACAAGCACACAATATTACGTGTTATCGGATTATATACACGGACGTCGGGGCATTATAATATTGGAGTATGGGGGGTGCATACCTAGATTCCACGAAGAAAGTAATACCTGGGGATGGAATAATGTAACGAGTGACGGGTACCTCGAAGCGGAATATACGGAACCAAGAAACGATATAGCTATAAATGTTATAGACCAGTCCATGGGATTTGAAATAGCTATCGGTGTGATGTATTTTGTAACAAAAGAAAAACTACTGAGGATAATCAAAGAGATTGATGAGTTGAGTATGTTATGAACAATACGACTTGTTATCCAAGAAACGAAATGGTCGAACTCCTTTAGGTGATTACTTCGATGTCTCTCAGAGTACCACTACCATCAATACCAGTCCCCAGTTCTACTTGCTCAATATAGGTGTCAATCACTGACTGCGGATAGCTCAGCATGATGTTCAGTACCAGATTCAAGTTAACGGTGGCAAGGTTACGTCCAGTACCGACCGGATAACTGATGCCACTGCCGATACCAGACAACCTAAGCTTGGCTCGATAGTTGCTGTCGGTGATGTCATTTGACTTCTGAACCGTGATACCGTCGTAGAGTGTCAGTGATATTTGTTCAACCAGCTCCAATAGTTGGGATATTGAGCTGGCATATACTGCCACTTCGTATGAAAGCTCAATAGGTACCCCAACAGTACGATTTAGCTGCTTATGATCACCAAGGTCGTCCCGGAAGGTTAAAGCTTCACTGAAATGCGAGGTAGTCATCCTGTCCGGGTTAATGTCCATACTGGTCAACATCAACCCCATCATAGGAACGGTATAGTTGGTGAACTTGTCATCATTGGAGTTGATGGCTGCAACGATACGCTCAGGTGCGCCAAAAGCCACAGAGACTCGCTGGAGACCTCCTTGGTTGTCAGCCCTCACTTGAAACCCGGACATCGCACGGGTAACCTGAAGTGTAAATTTTTCAATTTGATCATCATGATTGTAGTCGTATACGGTTGACATAGTGGGAATTCCTGATAGTATGACCCCTCTATTTATGGCGAGCTACCCAGAGGAACTTGTATGATTTACGTTGAAATTTTTTTTATTATTTCTTTGTCGTTATTAGTCTTACTTGCTGCCGGAGGATTATGGGCGTTGATTCGTTATGGTATTGCATTGGGCGCGCCAAGATCAAACAAGATGCATATTGTGGACTTCATCAGGTGCCCGTTCTTTTTTGGGTTCTATGATTGCTTGCTTTTGGATGAGCCAGATATTAAAGTGATCATTAATACAAAGGAGGAACAGGTTTTCTTTTGGGTCAAATATACGAAGTTCACAACCGTGCGTACTTTGGATAGTAAATTTCATATGAATGTGGAGCCAACAGATTCTGAGGCCGATGATTTTTTTGGAAGATCAGAAAATTATAAGACGATCATGCGAAGATTTGGTAATATCTGTTTGGATTATAAGAATGATCGAATAAGGTCCAAGACCCAAGTGAAAAGAAAAAATAAAATTGACGTAACGCATCTTACAAAAGACCTCAAAAACTCTGAACTACTTTAAGGAATATTTATGTTAGAAGCATTATTACTATTGTCAATATTTGTCATCATGATGTCGGCTGGGTATCTTGAGGTGAAGACTGTGATTATGAATAAAAGCGTTTGGCACGAGTGGCCCTCCGCAACCGCACAGCAACATTTCGACCCAGGGTTCTTTGGCTACCATCGTTGGTTGATGAGAACGAATCCGAAATACAAGATAGTCATCAACCGAGCAGAAAGAAAAATAACGATATACACTAAACCGACGTTAACCCAATTGTTCTGGAACAAATTCGATGAGATGGAACCAAGGTTCACCACCGGTGGAATGATTGATTTGACAGATGAACAGCTTTTAAATAAAATACGACGCGAGATCGACCCCAGGATCGACGACTTGATCAGAATCCATTACCGCAGCAGCAAAAAAAGCTCGAAGATGAAATCAGACATCACTCAAATCTATAAGGACTTAAGGAACCTCGATATACTATAAGGCCTAAATACTTAAATGGAACTTAACGAAGCATACCGACGCAACGCGGGCGACCGTGACTTGGACACCACAAAGATCATTCCTTACTACGGAGTGACGTATGTCTTTGGGTCATTCAATGACAGCGGAGATTTCGAGATCAACAAAAGTCTGGATGACAGACTTGATCGCCCAAGAGGGGTTCTGGCATATCCGGTCAATGATATGGTAGGCCGCAGAATAAAGACCTCAGCCATGTACGTTCGATTGTTCCGATTCAAATACCACCAGGTAGATACGTTGGTGGTTAGTCAGTACAATGAAGCCAAATATAAAGAAGACTATCAGAAGATCCTTTCTTATTACATCAAAGAGCCCGATTTTGTTGCGGTTCTTCAATCCCTACAAGAGGCCGTAAGATCAAAAGAGACGAATGTGTTTGCCCGTATATGGACACTCACCCGCCAAGTGGCCAAGATAGACAGTGAGATTCAGTGGGAGACACTACTCCGGGGTATCCTTGGTTACGCAGCCATATACGATGATAGGGGTGCTGGCGATGTCATCCTCAAGAAGTCCCCCGTGTTGTTGGTACTCAATACGGACGACCTTGATACTGTAGAAGTCATTGAGATTCTCAAGGATAAGCCAGAGCTCAACAGCCACATCGCATCTAAGATCGATCGATTCAACAACCTGTCTAGTATTTCCAATGCAAGACGTCGCATCAAGAATTAACCAACTAAATAAAGTCAGAGGTAATGATACATGGTGTGGAGTGTCAAACGTCCTAAAGTTGGCGTCTACGGAAACAAAACGAGAAGTCTACAGAGTAGGCTGGCATATGAGAAAGTCTCCCTAACATGGAAGACTGCTTTTGTGTGGCTGTATCTCGGAAGTAGAGAAAATGCGACCCCTACCACATCCGACGTTCAAGTTACCGCCTTTATGGAAGTCCCAGATAGAGCATACGCATCAACTCCCGTAGAGATCAATATCTGGAATGAAGAAAACCCAGAGCAATCGGTGGACCTTTCCCAGTTCGGTATAATGAATCCGATCGGAGATGAGAAGCTATTCAGAGTCCACGTCAACTCATATGACCAATTAGGAAGAGTGATACGAACCGGCGATGTCATTGAGATGCCATTCTTCTCGCTTGGCGGAAAGAGGGCATTCTGGGAGATTATTGATGTTGATCGTGAACAGGAATACGAGAAGTACTACTCCATTCTAAAAGCAATCCCTCTCGACAACAAGAGAGAGGCTAATGAAATACCAATCAACAGAGACAACGGCGGTATCTTGGGTGCTTACACCGATCAAGTGGACACTGAGGGGGATGATGCAGTTCCGTACAATGGAGTAGATACGGATGATGTTACCGTAGACGATCCCAATACGGATATGACAGACGAATTTGATCCCCGAGATGAAGACACTAAAAAGTCTTTCTTAGATGATCCAACAAAAACATTCTAATCGGTTTAAGGGAGCTCGATGGGTACATGGTCTATCGCGGTATGGTAGGAATAATGGAACTGGCTCAGTTCGTCAAATATGCGTCAGCAGATGAACTCGACGAGTTTCATCTATTAGTAGAGACAGACAGAACAGCGGATGCCTGGGGCTTGGTTTACAACGTCCTTGGTATCGACCCCCCACAGGAGCTTACATGACTGATACTGAATACGTACCCACATGGACCCACAACGGATTCATGTTCGATTTCATCCCGGTAAAGTTCGATTTCAGTGATATGGAATCGGTTGAAATTAATGGCCCCATTGTACAAGGTCGATGGGTATGGGCTGATTGGTTGCTATCTGGCGTTGAAGTGATACTGAGTTTTTTGATTAACTTCCACCCCAATCCGGAAAACATAGAGTTTGAGTTTAAAATAACCGAGTGCATTCATGCCGATTATGATCACCTCTTCACGGAGGAAGAAGAATGAAATTTGACGAGCTTATTATTATAACCGAAAGCTATAAAGATTTTAAGATGGCGATCCGGAATGCTATGGACAGTTTGGCGGAGTATAACTCTACCTCTACGCAAGTCAGGGATTTAATTAGTAACGGGACTGCCGATCAGTTCAAGGAATATGTCTCAAACAATTGGATCAGTGGAAGGGAACGGGATGTCGGGCACTGGATCAGTATGCTTAATGATAACCCGTCCGAGCTTCGTTCGTTGAGAAGGTTCCTTAGCCAGATAGATGAAGACCGGGTTCCCGATTATACAGAAATGAGAGGAAACAACGGTCTCGTATTTTTTCAACTGGATAACTTCGCCGCATCGAAGAAATTCTGTAAAGACACGAACTGGTGTATCGTCTCTAATGAACGCGATTTCGAATCGTACAAAAAAGACGGGGCATTGGTCGCGGTGTGGTCATCTGCTGGCAAGTTTATATTCGAGTGGAACAAATTCAATCAGGACTTCTCAATTTGGGAGGGGGCTAACAATGAAATAGATCCGGATGAGTTTGCATCTATGGCCGGTATTAGGTCACGAATCCGATTAACCTCTCCAGGCACCATAGAAGTAAAGAGGATGCTAGATCTTCTGAATGCAGACTTAGACTACTGATGTCACCGGCCACCATACAGTTCACGAAGCACTGTTTCGGTACCGCCTAAATCCAGGATTACTGGATCTCCACGATAGAGCCCCCAGTTAGCCTTCCTGGATAAATCCCCAACAGCAAGCTGGTCATAGGACATCAGCAAATCGTGCAAGGAGCTAAACGTGTCATTATCATGGACAGAATCAGGCAACTGAAACGTCATAGGCCCACGGTAGTTACGTTCATTTGAGATGAACTCCAGTGCCGCATTGAACGATATCCCGCCAAAGAACCCGTCTAATTGTCTATTTGAGATTTTCCTGGCATACTCAGTATGTATCCATGTGGGCATACTGTTGCGTTCGTCATAGTCGATCAATGGAATGGTTATACCGAGACTAGCCAAATACCAGTCATCCATCAGCCGAGTTTCTTCCTCATTCTGGCGCAATCCTTTGGTGTTCATGGCAATCTTGATTACGGTATCCCTGCCTTTGTAAGGTACCTTGAAAGCAACGCGAGCTGAACCTCTGCCTACCTGCTCGGCTCGGTCTTTAGCGTATTGCACCATCGCTTTGAATGAGGTTCCGGGACGATCAAACATAGAAGGATCCCAGTCGGAAGGAAGGGGGGCTTCTTGTAGCAATTCGTACAATTTCATGGTAGAATCCTTTTGAACTGGGTTATATGCCATATATTTATGCTCGTGGAGTCACACAATGAAAGATATCTACGCACTCTATGTTGACTGCTCTTACGGTTTCTATGTGATTCCTGATGATGATATAATGATTGATCATATGCGGCGGGATACGTCTGGGGGATACTGGGCTGGTGGAGGAGACTGGCGTTTACTCTGGCATCAGGTAGAAAATCAGGGATTCAAATTTGAGTTATATTCTGTCGATAGGTCTCGCGCTAAATTCATACTTGAACTATTTGATTTCTCTCTTACATCGGGACGTGCTGGAATGTTCGTGATCGATCAGGAAACGTATGAACTTATGCTAATAACGCTGAAAAACGTTGACAACATAATGGGGTTGTAGGAAAACACTATGTCATATCACCTATACAGAGACCGAGATGGAGAGGTTGCGGTTGTTGATAGCAGGTATCGATCTTTCGGTAGCATATGCACTAACAAAAAACAGTGGTTTGTTAGTGCAGAAACCACCAAGTATCTTATGAATATCGTACCAGCAGAGTTTTTTGCTGATGATAATGAAAAAGAAAAAGAACAAATTTCATTCATATTCACGTCCTTATGGATGGGTACTATCGACGGACGACAAGATCCGGATGAGCTCAGTATGCTTGCTGACGCGATGGAATTCCCTTGGGGAGGCCATTATGAAATAGACGAAGAGACATTCGATCTATTCATGTCCCTACGAGAGCTTGCATTATTATGACTGGAATCGCCATATTTCAGCATTGACAACCACCGTCGATGCTGATAGGCTACAAAAAATACGGGAGAACCTACCATGAATGCTATTCATCATCAATACGACAGAAACACCGAGGGCAGAGATTTTGTTATTGGCGACCTTCATGGTTGCTATAAACATCTCATGGATAAGCTCCTGGATGTGAACTTCAATGAAGAGGTCGATCGGGTATTCTCTGTGGGTGATCTCGTTGATCGGGGTCCAGAATCCCTGGAATGCCTAAGACTGACCAAAGAGCCTTGGTTTCATGCGGTCATGGGTAACCATGAGGACATGATGTTCAATGTGTACTGCAAGAAATGGAATCCTCGATTATGGTTTATGAATGGTGGAATGTGGTCGGACAGTTTGACCGAAGCAGAGCAGATTGAATTAAAGGGCCTGTGTGACTCCCTAATAGCCACCATGCCGCATATGATCACCGTCGGTAAGGTAGGTATCATTCATGCCGAACCGCCTTATGTGTGGGGGGCAACGGCGTATGAGGAATCCATGCTATGGGGTCGCAGCCTTATTGGCCGATCCGAACCCGTCTATGTGTCTGGTGTTGAGAAGGTATACGCTGGGCATACTATTGTGAGGAAGCCATCTACCCTGGGCAATCTCAACTTCATCGACACTGACTGCTTTGCTACGGGTAACTTATGTATCATTCAGCTATAGATAGAGGATAGCCAGATGGAAGGAATGGTAGAATATTGTAGTGGGATTCTTGACGAAGAAAACTTAACATCAGATCAGATAGAAGAAATTAAAAGTTTGGTTATGCTATGAAAAATATTCAAATTTTTATCGTGCTCGACCCGGACAATGAGCTCAAGATATTTGATGAACGCCCTTTGTTCACTGATGACTTATCTGCGTGGCGTGTTCTCGAAAAATTTAAATCTATGAAATACGACGATGGTCAACTTTTTAGTATCTACCCAGACCATCCATTGTGGGATTTGATGTTCGATATGCAATTAATCCCTAAGAATCTTGAACACGTTATCACTCCCACAGAAGATCAGTATCGTATAATCATGGGGTACTTCTTATTATGAAAAAGCTGTATATTGTTATGAACGGTTGACATGAAGAAACCGTTGGTATAAAGTACATCTTACTAAAAAACAACAGAGAGGTTTATAGAATGGCTATTTTCGCAAAGTACCTGTATTTAATTGACGGTGATCAAACCCCGATGCATACGAACAATGATCCGTCAGATGAAGACTTGGAATCATGCAACCAAGGACTGCTCACGATCATCCGAGTAGGTGCTTTGGATTCAACCCCCCACACCTACTTTGATGATGAGTGGCATCCAGTAACGGAAAGAACAGCGATGAATGATCCGTATAAGGAACTTAAAACGGCCCTGGCTATGGCGCAGTACGTTAACCTGGATCCCAAAACTCAAGTGGTACTGGGAGGAGCATTAAACGCCATCACCGATTTGGAGGCTGAACTTGTAGTAGCCAAAAAAAAGAAAGAGCCGGTTGCTTGGATGTTTCCTAGTGACTTGGTAGCTTTTCAATCGGGTGATTTGTCCCACGGCAATGCATACTCGGTTCCGGTGGATGAATCATCGTTAGGGCAAACAGTCCCGTTGTACGATAAATAGGAGAACATGATGTTAACTGATACAGATATATTTACTATTGCGTCACAAAGCCCGCTTACTGCCATGTTAGTGTATCCTTCTGAGGATCGGGATGTTGGGTTGATACGGGCTGCAATTGAAGATTTCGCATGGGATATCATCGACGCGTATAAGGAGTCTCTTGATGTTAAAGAGTCCGACAAGACTACCCACGACGAACGCGTCTCGGAAATACAGGCAATGATTGTCTCTGGTAATATTATATGAAGATTATGAATCCCTTAGAAGAAACAGTTAAGGGCGATAGTCTGTACGTGGCAAGTTACGGGGGCTTCGGTGACCTCCACGGCGATATCAGGGAAGTCGAGCGTACCACTAAAACGCAAGTTATTCTGAAGAATGGACAACGGTTTAAGCGAAACGGTTCTCTGGTTGGTGGGGGGGCGTGGAGTCGCGCACACGCTAGACCAGCAACCGAAAGTGATCGTCTGCGAGTAAAAGCCACCCAAGCCGCGAGTAAAATAAAAATGCACATCGACAACACCCCAAGCCTGGCTGTCATCGAGATGTACGAAATTATGAAAATAGCAATACAGGAAGAGGAAGAAGATGCAAATGACCAAAAGTAAGGAGCTGTTCGAGAAGTCGGTGCCGATGGCTAAGCACTGTACGTGGAATGACGAACTTGAAATGTACTGTTGGACGGATTATCCAAAACACCCCCACCCGCTAAAAGA